CTGAGTATCGCGCAGCGGCTTGTCGTGCTTTGGTGACAGTTCTGTGGGACTACCTGAGGAATCAAGGCTATACGACACGCGAACAAATACAGAAATGGGCTTGTGATGAGCTTGGTCGTGGTATTTGCAATCGTTGGTTTAATTAAAAATGACAATAGAAGAAAAAGTACAGGCATTTATAGAGTTAAACACAGTCGGAGACAATCAGCCGAAAGCGGTCTGGCTGTGCTTTAACGACTATAAAGAACTCCGGCTTGGGTTGCTTGCTTTCTATAAAAAAGTAGGCAAGCCACCTGTGACCTGGGATCAAAAATGGTTGCGTAAAGGCTATCATGGCATCGGGTTTATGGGTGCCAACTGCTACTTGAAAGAAGACGCAGTACCGTTACCCGACACTATAGAAGGCTTGAAACAATGGAAAAACACGCCACCAAGCGAAGAAATATAAAGGAGAATAACATCATGAAAAAATACATCATCGCATTAGCATTTATGCCAAGCGTAGCCTTGGCTCAGTCAGGCAATCCAGCATTGGACGCCTTGCGGCAGTCAATGGGCTTGCAGCCACTCCCACCGCAACAGGTAGCACCATCCTACGGTCTACCAGTTCAGCCAGTGTTACCAGTCCCTCAGGACAATGGACCATGGGGGACAGGCTATAGCGTGGTTACGACCACAAGGGAAAAAGTGAACATCTTTGATAGAGACCTAACAGGGCAAGAAACCGTTCAGCGTATCGTCCCAAACGGTGCCAACGGTCAGCCTATGAAGGGTTTCGATCTAGGTTGGTAGTTCAACGTGTAAATGAAAAGGGAATATATGAGAAAGATACTATTAGCAGTCCTTGTAATGGCGTCAGGTTGTACGGGTATCGAGATGGGCGGCAAACTGTGGATAACTAGGGTTGATCAACGCCAGGAATCGCAACAGACCCATAATGTTCCACTGAAATGCTACCTCTGGGCAGACTGTTCACAACCTGTGGAAAACTTAAAGTAAGGGTGAATAGATGAAAGCAATAAAAGAACTACTTTTCACGCCTACGGGTATCGCTGTCACTGTGCTTCACCTAGCCTTTTTTGTGGGTGTAGTAACCTGCGCCGTTGGGTTCCGTGTCTACGTTCTAGGCGATGATCCAGCGGCTGCTGTTAAAGCCACCGTGACACGGCGATGAGCCAGGAAGCAAGCAGCGGCTGGTTATGCGCTGCAATCGTCGTATTGGCTTGCTACACGGCGTTACCTGAAACCCTAGTCTACCATCAGACACGACTACTTCGTGCTCCTATAGAGCCTTCCAGGGGCGTCATAGAGGCGGAAGTAGACCGAGCTGCTAAGGCGTACCAACTACATCCACGGCTGCTTCATGCGCTGGTGAAAGTGGAGTCTGGGTATAAGCAAAGAGCTGTTAGTAAAGCTGGGGCGATTGGACTTAGTCAGGTGATGCCATTTAATGCGCAACGCTGCGGAATTACAGCAGGTTCAAATGGTCTATTTGACCCTGTTTCAAACCTGCGTTGTGGTGCGCTGATACTGAGGCAGGAAATAGACAGGCTAGGAAACTTAAACGATGCGTTAACCGTATATAACTGCGGGCGAGTAAATTGCAATAAAGGTAAAAAATATGCAAAATTAGTATTAAATCTGTTTACAGGTAATGGTTAATTGTGTATACAGAGAAAACCTTTTTAACTAGGAGGACAAATAATGATAACACAAATAGTAGCAATCGATCTACCTGATTTTAGACTCAAGCACCGAAACGGACATGAGTTTACAATTACGGGTTCTTACACAAAAGAAGGCGACTATATTCTTGAACCTGAACATGGCTGGAACGACTTATGCGTTGACTGTTCGCAGGACATAGAAAGCCTATACGAAGATATAGAGAACCTAATTTACTCGGCTATGCCAGAACTATTTGAGAGGTAATAATGACTAAAGAACTATCAGTAAACAATTCGCTAGAAATGCTACAAACGCTGCGGAACACAGTAGCGCCAGGATTAACAGAACCAGAGTTTATGCTGTTTGCAGAAATGTGCAGGGCAACAGGACTAAACCCAGCGACAAAGGAAATCTGGGCTATCAAGGCAGGGGGACGTTTGCAGCTAATGACAGGGATCAATGGTTTCCTTCGGATAGCTAACTCACACCCTCAGTTCGACGGGATGGAGGTAAGTTTTGAATGGGATGGCAAACAGCTTGTAAGCTGTACCGTTAAGGTACACCGCAAAGACCGCAAGTTTCCAAGCGTAGCGACTGCCTACTGGAGTGAATACGCTAAACAAACTCCTATATGGCGCACGATGCCCACAGTTATGCTCTCAAAGTGCGCGAAGAGTTTGGCCATAAGAGAAGCTTTCATTCAGGAACTTGGTGGATTGTATACGGCTGAAGAAATGCCAGCATCGTACGCCAGCCCACGACCAGAGGCTCCACAAGGCATGGAAACCGTTGTTAGCACTAAGACGGGGGAAGTGCTTGGGTATAAGAGCAAAGATGTAAATTTGGACGACGTAGAGGCCGTAGAAGTGGTTGAAGAGGAAGGCATTGAGGTTGCTCCAGAAGCAGCGGAAGAACCTAATCGGCCTAAAAAGTCACGGTTACAACCAACTTTTTATGATGTTTCAAAGGTTGAAGAAAAGCATCGTAGCAAAGCCGAAGCCTATTTGCGTGATTGTGAAGCAAAGCATATTACGGGAACCATTTGGCGCTCGCCAATACGATTAGATAGGTTGTCACAGTGCATAACGGAGGATGTGAAAGATGAAACCGATAATTAAACAACAATGGTTAAGAGAACGAACAAAAGCAGTAGTTTATGAAACAAAAAGGAACAAAGAAAAAAGCAGATCGGAGAAATCAAAAGGATTACACCAGACCAGGTTGGAAACGACATACAACGTATTTCAACACGGAGACGCTGAATTGGTTATTCGATATGGCACTGAAGCGGCAAGTATATGTGATGGATTTACTGGAGGATATCCTGCGTGAATACAGAAGCAAACACAGATAAACGTGTTTTAGAACTAATTGATGAGGCTATAGCTAGTTTTGGCAATCAACATCATCTTTCCGAATGGGAACGTGGACAAGTTGATGGCTTACTCTGGGCTAAACAAATCATCAATGAATTTTTGGAATAAAAAAACCCTGCTACAGCGTAAACTATAGCAGGGTAACTAGGAGGCATCATGAAAATGATACTTTCTTTGAATATACAGACTAGGAGGGAAAATGTCTACAAGAATTGGAGCGTTTAAGTCTAACGGCGCACAACTGATAATTTGGCAGCAATCAAAAGGCATAACTTTTGAATTTGCTAAACACTACAGAGATAAAAAAACAAGGGAATGGAAGCAATCAAAGACTATCTTTGCAGATGAACTACAAGGCATTGCAGATATGTTTTCTAGGGCCGCAGAATGGTCAAAGAAGCACGATTGTGGCGAGCAATTACCCAAGGGTGTCGTGCACATTGATGGCGCATTGGGAACGATTTTAGACAAAATAAAGGAGAGGTATGAAACCAACACAAGTGTGGAAAAATAAGGGATTGCAAGTTGCAATGTGGCAAACCAACAACGGAGGCTACAGCTTTTCAATCAACAAGCGATACAAAGACAAGAAAACAGAGGAGTGGAAAGATAGTAAATATTTCTGGAAGGATGATTTAACAATGCTAATTGAGCTATTGCAGCAAGCAGTGACCTATGACGCTAACAAAACGGCGCACGAAGAAGCTCGTGGCCCAATCCGACAACCAGCACAACCAAAATATGAATTAACACAGGAGGAAATAGATGACATCCCGTTCTAAAAATTTATGTGAGCAAGCAGTCACAGATCTGGTAAAGTACACAGAGCGATTCGAGCAGGAAGGTTTAACAGGTATCTGGTATGCCATTCTTGATGTAACAACAACAGTAGTAGGCGATACAATCAAAAGGAAAAAAAATGCCACTTACAAAGAAGGGAGCAAAAATAAGAGAAGCAATGCAAAAGTTTTACGGAAAGGACAAGGGCGAGGAAGTGTTCTACGCGACCGTAAACAAAGGCAAAATAAAAGGGGCTGAGAAGAAAAAGAAGCAGTAAAAAAATTAGGAGGCATTATGAAAACACCTGAAGAGATGGCAGAGGAGTATGCTGAACTTATGAGTTTTGATGTTAGAGGACATCAAAGAGGCTTCCTCGCTGGTTACAAGGCGGCACAGGTCGAATTATTGCAGACGATTAGCGAGCTGGAAGCACAAATTGATAATTTGGAGCGTGTTCATGGAGATCGTCGTGAGTAAAACACCTGAAGAGATGGCGGAAGAGTATTGTGAGGATCATGATGAGTGTGAGTTTGCAAGAGACGCATTCCTTGCTGGCTACAAGGCGGCTATGGAATCAACCGAGTGGCAGATGAGAGTGCTAAACAATTTAGACGAAGTGATAAAGGAGCTAAATGAAGTCGATTGAAGATCAAGCAAGAGCGTTTAGTAAGTTTGATTCAGCAACAGACATTGGGACTGATTTAGGCAGTTATCGACAAGGACTGTTTGAAGGCTTTCTCGCTGGCTACCAAGCCGCAAAGGAACACGCACACGCAGCACTGGAAGAAGCTGAGGCTGAGATAGACAGGCTGCAAACTAAGCTAAGCGATGCGGGGATACTGACTACTGAGCATCTTATTGACGCAAGCAAAATGGTCAGTAGTTCAGAAACGCTTAACAACTGGATCTCGGTGAAGGATAGGTTGCCGGAAATGGGGCATGATGTATTGGTAAAATACAGCCGATTATATGCTCTTGCTTGCAGAACAAAATTAGAGCCTCCTAAATTGCCACCACCACAATTTAACAATGTTGAAAGATGGTATTGGGATTTTGGCGATAATTACATGAAAGATGGGGACAAAGTAACGCATTGGATGGAATTGCCAGAAATGCCGGAGGAAAGAGATGAGTGAATGGATTAGCGTTAAGGATCGGTTGCCAGAGGAGGGTGTATGGGTACTTGGTTATTATTTAATATACGAAAATAATATATATGATGTGGGAGTAGTTAAAAGATTTGTTCACACATGGGCAGAAGCAAATATCTGGCTAACTAATCATAAAAATGGCCCTTTAACATACGAAGAAGTTGATTCAATTACCCATTGGCAACCGCTACCCGCCCCGCCGAAGGAGGAAGCATGAAAACACCTGAGCAGATGGCAGATGAGTATGGAGCAAGCCCACATGAAAAAGATGCCTTCCTCGCTGGCTACCAAGCCGCACAAGAACACGCACACGCTGCGCTGGAGGAGGCAGAGGCTAAGATGCAAGAGCTACAAGATCAGCTTGCTGACGCCGACAAGGTGATGCCCAATACCTGCGAGCATATTCTCGACATGAGCAAAATAGTGGATGTGAACGGTTGGATTAGCGTTAAGGATAGGCTGCCGGAGATTCCAGAAAATGGCTACAGTAATCGGGTTCTATTGCTTAGAGCAGATGGATTTATAGTAATTGGTAAATTAGAAAAATGTGTTCGGTTTGTACGGCCTCTTCAGGAAGCTTTAATTGTTGAAACTGATAATGGAGATCCGATTGAGGAGTTCACTCACTGGCAAAAGCTCCCTGAGCCGCCGAAGGAGGAAAAGTGACACAACCAGAAACAATTAAATTCTACGGTCACGATTGCACCAAGATGGTGCTCCACGATGAGCATGGCGTAAAATACACGTTTGTTATACCTGGGATACAAGCGCAGCCAAGCGTTAATTTTGTGGCATGGATAGTGGATATAGAGATGCCGAAGAAGGAGGAGGAGAAGTAAGATGAAAACACCTGAGCAGATGGCAGATGAGTATGGAGCAAGCCCACATGAAAAAGATGCCTTCCTCGCTGGCTACCAAGCCGCAAAGTCCCAATGGATCAGCGTTAAGGATAGGCTGCCGGAGGATGGCGTAGGGTGGTGTACTGTATATGGATGTATCTTATCAAGATGGTCAGTGCAGCCAGGATTTTATGATAGAGAAAGCAAGGAATGGGTAAGCCGATTTATTAATGGATATATGGACGACGAGGGTTATGCCCCATTTAAAAGCGTTACCCACTGGATGCCGCTCCCCGAAGCGCCGAAGGAGGATAAGTGAAAGATTTCACCATCGCAATTTTGATTCTTGCAATTCTGTTTATAGGTTTTAGCTTTACGCATTATAGCAAAGCAATAGAAGAGTGCGGTGGTAAAGGTGGTGTTTATGTACGAACCGTACATGGTCATAAGTGCATGAAAGGAGAAATAATCGAATGAACGCAGATATACCGCCACTAAAGGTTTGGGTAGAAGGTAATTACTTGGGTTTGAAAGGAGGTTATGAACACGGTTACGCATTTGCTATACAAAGCTACAAAGGCAGGGCTCTACAGTTTCATGTACTGCTTGAGAGCGGTGCTCACTTTCGGCATGTGCCTTTGCATTGGCTGCTACATGATCTTAATCCTAGACTGCCTAATATACACCAGTTACATTTACTTCAATTATGGGATTGTTTCTCTTACCGCCCCATAGTTACCGTATTTGATTTACTGAAAACCTACCAATGCGATTGTATTTTAAAGAATGAAGACGTTATACAAGGTGAATACTGGTTTACGGTTGATTGGTTGCCTGATAGCGATAGCGAATCTGGCTTCCTGCTCCAACCCGATCAAAACAAGTGTGCCCACGTCATTATGCTTGATAACGGACAAGTTGCGGCTTTGCCTACCAATAGAATCGTTTTCAAAGACGCCTTCTTTATCGGCAATGATCCAACAGCAATTACAAAAGGCTACAGAACATCCGATACAATTCACACAGCAGAGGATTGTAACAGATGGTCAGTAGCTAATGATGATAAGGTTTATTACTAATGGTAAATTCACGAGCAAAAGGTGCTAGAGCTGAAAGAGAATTGGCAAACCGTTTAAAAGAATATGGGTTTGAAGCTCATAGGACTCAACAATTTTGTGGGAAGGCTGGCAATTCTGATGTAGAATGTAAGGAGCTTTCTGCATACCATCTAGAATGTAAGATGGTGGAAGCGCTAAACGTCGATAAAGCTATTGACCAAGCTACACGGGATTGTGGGGAACGAACGCCAGTTGTTGTGCATCGTAAAAAACAGCGTCCCTGGCTGGTAACGATGTACCTTGAAGACTGGTTGAAATTACAAAAATGATGGATGAAAAGATTATTTCTACGCCTCAATTCTTTCCAGAAGCATCGCCAGAGCATATCCTTTGGTTAGCAGTAATAGAGCGTGCGTTGATAGATGTAACAGCAACAACTAGAGATTGCTCAAAAGAGATTAAGCGAGATTTATATTGGTTCTTTTTTTCTACAACGCCAGAGCCAAATAATTTAGAATATATTTGTGCTAACTTAATTGGTGAGCCTCGTTGGATTAATCAAATACGAGAACGAGTTAAACGGTTACAGCTTTTTCCAGTAGAGGAATTAACCATATCAAAACGTACTCGTATATATAGGGCTAGGCGAGGAAGATATGCGTCTAGGGCTTAGCGCCTTTTCTTTTTGTCTAGTAATGACCAAGCTTGAGATGCTCCGTAAAGCAATGCTCCAGTAACTACTGGTTCAGCAGCTTTAGCTAGTCCCTGCGCAGCATCCTCAGTAACGCCAATGGTAAGCAAGCTACCAGCAGCTAAGGTGAGCAAATGTCTAACGATGGATAAGAGTATTGGCATAAAAGTCCTTTTACCATTTCAAATAAACTACTGTCATAACTACAGTTTCGCTTGCGTGGATCTATAAAATTACCTCTGATGCAATTCATCCACGGCTCCCAGTAGTAGGTTAAATCACATTGCTTGTATTGTTCAATGAATTTCTTTACATCAACGGTAGAGCCATCAATGCCATCCAAGTCCACTATACACGGAGCATTGAGTTTAGGATTAAATCCATGCTTTTCACAGATGGTGCCATCCAAGCACTTTTGGCGTAAAGGATTGTCCACCACCATACACTGAGGCAAAAAAGCAGATACCATACCAGCCATAACTTTTCGTGCTCGTCCATTCAAATCACACTCTAAACACGGGCTGACATAACATTGTAATGGCTGAACCGCATTATCTAACCTAACTTTCAACCTATTTAATGCCCGTTTGAAACGCTGAACACTAATACCCTTGCCTTTGCTAAACTCTCTATTTGCTTTTGCTACTGTATACCCCGCAAATATCTCATAGTTGCCACATCGCTTGTTTCGCATACAAGGCCCATTGGCAATGTGCACCCTAACTATCTTTCCTCTAGTGTCCTGTAATAGCCTATCTACGCAACTGCAATTAGAAGCAAAGGTATTCTCTAACCAACCAAGTTTAATCGTTTCCAAGCCATTGTAGAGCTTTACAGTGGCATTACAGTTCCAGTTTTTATGACACATCCCTAATAAACTAGGCGTTTGACAATAGGAGGTTGACGCTATCAACCAAACCAAGACTATTGCCAAGTTTTTCATCGTTCTAATACTTTATCCAGCTTATTTTCTATCCGCTCTAATCTGCTCTTAATTAAATTGAGTTCGCCTTGTATTACCTGCACCTCGGCAGCTACCACATACTTATTGCTTTCAAGTTCCCGTAAGCTATTTTTAACTGAGCGATAATCCATGCCAACAATGGATACAACCACGCCAATAACAGCTTTAATGGCTAAATCAAACCAGTATTTTAATTGAGTGAAATCTTCCTCGCTCAATGCACCCTGCCTCCACCATAAGCATCAATTACAATTAACTCAGCTTCGGTTGTGCCAGCCATTATATCTAGGAATCTGTTAAACGCAGAGCGACTAGCTAAAATAGCCGACTCATTGCCAATCATGCCAAATTGCATACCTAGCAATATGCACCCATGCGTATCCTTATGTGTGTTACCGGCATGAAATAAAATGTGATCTCGTTCAGGAACATCCATTACTTGATACGTTCCACCAAACTTTGGGCTTTGTCTTGGTTTAACAATATACCGACCAACTGGGATACAACTGATTAAACGCTCATTGTCTCGCCAGGCATCTTCCAGCGTAACAAATTCAGGCGCATCATCAATGCACAACACGCCTAATGTTGCTCCGTTATATTCTGACACTCTGACGAGACGTAATCGTTTCATTGTGGTGGCTCAGGGAAAACCCATAGTTTAGGATCTGGACCTTGCTTAGTTAAAGCTCGTAAGTCTTGTCTATATTTAGTCCAGGCATCTTTATTAGGCAAAATAACATCTGGAAGTTGAGTAAAATCTGTTTTTTCTAATTCTAAATTGCGCCAAATTTTAATGCGTTCAATTAAAACTTGATTTGATAAATCAGCAAGTTTTTCATAAGTGTAAACAAAATAATCAATTTTCATTATGCACCTTCATAAGTTAACGATATTCTTGTTGCTGCATTTGGCGCTGTTGTTGCTGCCCAATTCCTTAACATACTAATATATTCAACTGTTGAAGACGCATGATAAGAAAATCCGGAAACAGTACCACTAGAGTCAACGCTCATTGCCCAATTTGGTATGTAAGCAAAATCAGCATCAGAATCTTCCGCCTTAACTGGCAAATTAAATTGAATAATTGGCCCGCCACCTGTTGTTACTCCAAAT